GATGCTGTTAGAGCTTCCTGCTCATCTGCACGTTCTTGCGATAAGTATAAGCCCTGCAATGAGTTTAAATCCAGGTCAGCTTCTGTTAATACAGCAGCATCGTGGAAGTCAACTAACCTCTCAGTTATAGTTGTGTATCTACGGAAAACTACAGCTTGACTAGATGGTGGTGCAGTTACAAATTGTATTGTAGAATCATTAAGCCACACATAATGTGTAGTAAGTGTTTGTGTTACAGCATTCACAGTTACAACAACATGTGTACGATTAATAAAAGGGAATGGTACGGTGTAACTCGTAGAAGACCCGTTGCCTGTATATGTTACTCTAGCGTGTGCCAATGTTTAATCCTTTTTAAAGTGGGGGGAATCTCACCCCCGCTATTATTACCTATTGTGCTTTTGGAGAATCTGCTAACCACTTAGGTAGAGGCTTCCCCGTAAGGCCAAACTGCACGTTATGCCTATCATCTATAAGAGCCTGATTTAGTGATGGATACTCCTGTCTAAGAAGATAGGTTGCCCTTTTAATAAAGGCTCTTCTGATATTAAATATAACATCCTCTTTCAGTGATCCCTCAAAGTTAGGGTCTTCGTGAAGGTTCTTAAACTCCTCATCAGCCATAGTCCTAGCTAAGGCATCCTTTAAGCCTAACCCATCTATTTGAGCTTCCTTTCCTACTAGTATTTGAAACCTTTCATACTGTTCCTGATCTAGCTGAACACCCTTAGAATCCTTAATCCTTCCAATTTTTCTAGGTATTTTAGGTAGGTTGATTTTTAATCTAGCTAATTCATTCTTAACTGGATCATTTCCTCGTTCAGAAGCTTGAATAGGTACTAACCAATCAGGTCCGAGGCGTTCTACGTGCTGCCTCTTCTCACCAAAACTATCTATCTTAGTTGTATCTTCATCCATGAAAGGCATTGTATTCCTAATCTTATCCATAGCCGTATACATTTCCTTTACATCAGGATCAATAGTTCTAGCTATAGTCCTCCGTAAAGAGGAGAAAGGAATAAGAGTATTTGGATATTGACCTACGAATTGATCAAGACTTCCCTTATCACCACGACTTACAGCAGCTAGAAGTTCTATTACACCAGAGAACCAAACCTTATCTCCTGCAAATTTAAGTGTTAATACCATAGCTTCAGCAGCCCTCTCATCTCTCTGCCTTGAACTCATATTATCGCCTAGCTCCATCATTGAAGCTGCAATAGCAAGAGGTATTGATATAGGGTCTAAGCGATCATAGCTATACCAAGTGCCTCCAACCTTAACGCTATATGCTTGCCAACCATCTTCACGTAGTGCTTTGGTTTTTTCACCACCACCACCACCTGTAATATTACCTTCAGCAGCACCTACAGCAGCCATCATATACATGGTAGAAGTTAACACCATCTTAGAATTGGCAAGATCAGCCCTAGCTCCACCCGCAGCTAAATCATCTTGTACTGACTTAGCCATCAGGCGGAGGAATGGTGTTCTAGTACCTGCGTACTTCAGTATGTTTACTGGTGTGCGAATAAAAGGTACAACGAAACGTGCGAAGGGTACACTGTTTATAACATTAGTCAGATTACGACCTGAGTCTCCCAAGGGGTTAGTAAATGTACCTTCACGAGCAACCTTGAGTGCTTGCTTACGGAGAAACTCTGGTGGGTCTTTTTCAATAGCTGCCATACGCTCGGCAAATTTAGTACCACTTGAAGGATCGTAACCCTCTCTAATAGCTTGATTATAAGCCTGTTCAGCCAACTCACCTGTGTAACCTACAGTTTTAAATAAATCATCTGCGGTAATCAGCATCCTTCCTGGCATTCTCACGAGTGAACCAAGACCATCAACAACCCTACTTAGACTCCAAAGAGTATTACCCTCGTCATCTAAACGCGGCTTTAAACCTGCCTTCTCTCCAGTAATAGCATTCACATCATCCTGCCCCATCTCAGTCTTATGTTTGCCTAGTGGGTCTATCTGGGAGTCACCTTTAGCAAATGCCCTGAATGTTCCACCAAACTCTTCTTCATTCTCTCTAAGGACATCTCCTGCTCCCTTGAAATCACCACTACCTGTACGTTTAGCAGCCTCTCTAGCAGCTTGTATTCCTTTAGCTGTTATTCCTAGTGCATTCTTTACACCGCGAAACATGCCCATAGTCTTAGCTTGAACTGCTGCTGCGGTTACCGCTTCATTACCTGCACCTATGTTATTCTTAGCACCCAATCCAATTGAGTGGATACCTGCTGCCCCTGCTTTCTCTACAATGGACATCGTACTAACTAAGAAGTTACTCAAGGCATTAATCATATGTGTTTGTGGACCTGACAACATGCCATTAATTAGTACTTCTAAAGTTGCACTGTGCATTCTTATAGGTACAGACTTTAATAGTGTCTTTTTTACAGCCTTCGCACCCTGTGCTTCATGCATTAAGATCATCTCAAATTTCTTGAGGTTTACCTCTGTGCCCCCTGCACCTTCTAGCAAGTCTGTCAATCTCTTCGCTGCCAAGACATCAGTATCATTCTTTAGCAGTCTATAAGAATTAAGTGCGCGGGCCGTATTAGTCTTTGTACCTGCAATTTCTCTATTTATTAAAAGAAATACTTCTAGTGCTTTATTAGCTGATGCTATATTAGCAGGAAGAGGCTCATCAACAGCTTGCTTAATTAAGTTCATTGTATCTCTAAACTGTATAGTATTTACTGCAGTTTGAGCCATTACCCTAGCACCTAAATCCTCAGTATCTATATTAATACTTTTAATCTTCCTTGGGGATAAACCACTACTACGTGCTAAAGCCTTAACCATAGCAAAGGTTTCTACCTTCTTTGTACCTGCTTTTGCCTTTTTGTGTACGTCAATTATTGATTGCTCTATATTAGCAACGATAGCTCTAACACCCTCAACATCATCCACATCATTTAAGTTAATACCTTGATCATCCAGAACTTTTGCTATACCTGCATCATCGCCATCACCCACAGCTTTAGCTAGACTTTTAACTGCTGTTGCTTTTATAGGGTTTACTTTTTTTGGCGGAAGAGGCTTACCATCTTTACCTACACGCTCCTTCTTCGGTGCTAAGTTAGGTGTTTTAGTTTCTTCACCACCAATAGTTTTGGCTTGGAGATGTTCTGGTACAGCACGCTCATCATCAAGATAATGCTTCTTTTCTTTTAATTCTTTTATTTTACTAGCAGCATCTTTACCGTATGTTCCCTTGAGGATTTTAAAAGATTTAATAATACCATCAACTGCACCACCTAGTGCTAAACCCTCTAGTACATTCTTGAGTCTACCTTCAGCTTTACTATCGGTAGGATCAGCAGCAAACCATTCCATTATACTTTTATCTGCTTCAGGGTCTAGTTTTTCTAGGTCAACAAATAGATTAGCTAGACGTTCTTCATGGGGGTCAATTACTGTCCCATCTGCTAGGCCACCTGCTGCTGAGTACTTAACAAAATCTCCACCTTTACCATCCAATATGGTATCTGCTTTTTTACTTTTAGTTAAAGCATTACTGGCAGCCCTAGCTGCTGTACCTGCTTTCCCTACCACACCAATAGCAGGTATAAATCCTGCCATCAGTTGAACCATAGAGCGTGCACCCTCACCAATACCAGACTCATTAGCATTAACTTCTGGTAGTGTGAATGCAGGTTTATCTAAACCTATTATATCAGAGCCTGTTTCTACAGTTTCCTGTAGTGCATCTCTAACACCTCCACCTACTGCTGAACCAACTTCAGAAGCCCAAAACCCAAAACCTTCATCTTCTTCTTCTACAGGAGTAGTAGTAGTAACTTGGGCTTGCTGACTAGGGATGCTATATAACGCAGCCCTTTCCGCCATTCGTGTTTCTCTTTCATACTTAAAGCTTGCTTCAGCTTGTTCAGCCCGCTGACGCTCATCTGCTTCAGCTAATAAGTCCATATCTAAATTATCTTTGTTACTCATTACCACTCCTATTTAAGGTGTATTATAGTTTTCAGTAGAGCTAAAGCTTTTTTCATCAAAAGATTTTTTCTTTTCGGGTAGAGTAACAGGTGGAACTATTGGTTCTTCTCTGGCAAGGTATTCTTCGTGAATTGCCTGCAGATATTTCGGTACATACTCATTCTTCATTGCCATCCTATACTGTGCCCTTGTAGTCCAAACAATAGATAAATCCTGTTCCATCTTTTGACCAGATACCCATTTCTTTATATTTGCATTACCTCTAATATCCCACTTGTCTAATATAGCATCAGCTTTTTCCTCACTAATAGGGTGTTGCTGCCTTGTCATTTCATTTTGATAACCCCACTTTGCCATGTCTATTCTTCTCTGAATATATTCTGCTTTCTTAGGAGACAGTATAGCCCCCGTCTCTTTGCTTGCTCCCTGACCTTTGACTGAAGCTTCAAAACTAGCGGTTAAATCACTAAGCCCATCTTTGAAGGTTTGACTATTCTTTATTTTATTTCCGTCACTGTGATCTATCTCCGCGTGTTTCAACAGCGGATCAACATCTTTTGGTTCAATATCAGGGTCTGCAAGCAATATAGATCGATCAACATATGTACCTGCTTCTATTCTTTCCTTCCACTCCTGAACTGCTCTTGGGTCACTCTTATGCTCAACATCTGCAGCTTTTATTTTCGCTATATCTTCTCTTAGCAAATCTGTACTACCATAGCTATCTGCGTGACTCCAAAGTTCGGCTACTAAATCATCAATGTTCTCGCCACCTCTTGCTGCCCTTCTATGAATAGGCTCAAAGATATCAATAGTTTCTGCTCTATGCTCCGCAGCTATTTCTGCTAGAGTTTTCTCATCATTTGCTTTATTATAAGCAGCAGCAGCCCTACGTGCTGTAGTAACTCTGGTTTTATATTGGTTTTGTCCTGCTATTCCAGGAGTACCATCAACAGTCGGTTGGCTCAGTATATCTAGAAGAGATTCATCTCCTGTTCTGGCTGCTATATCAATTGCAGTAGCTATGAAACCATCATTTATTCTCTTTTTATCCATTCCCTGTGCTAGGAAGCCTTGTCTAAGTGTAGACAAATTTGCAGGTGTTACTGTTGTACCATTTAGTTTTGCTGCTGTAATTGTATCCTCTAATGTTTCCGATAGCATAGCTGATTGAGTCTCTGCTATTTCCTCTTTCTGTTTAGCAATCTCTCCCTGACGTATTCTTTCAAGTGAAGCATCATACCTAGTGAAATAAGCAATTTTATAGGAATCTGATTCACCTGCCATATCTGCTTCTGCTTTTGCCCTCTGTTCTGCTATCCAAGTAGCATACGGTACTGTCCTATCTCTAGTAGCTTGTGCTTGCTCCAGATCAACTGTTGCTTTCCCTGCTTCACTGTGTGCTACTGCTGCAAAGTAATTTTCTGTAAACCTCTCAGATTCATCTCCTTGCAGTCCCGTATTCATCATCCCTGCAGCAGTACCTGCTTTAGCATCCTTATCTTTTGCTATTGCATCCTTCTTTTGAAATATAGCCCCTACAGCAGGATTAAGTTTATCCAGTGCAGCTACTAAACCATCTACCGCATAGTTCTTCTTCTGGTCTATACTTGTATCTAAAGGCGTAGCTTCTGCTTGTTGAAACTCTTGATCTGAGTCAGCTTCAAGTGATCTCATTTGGCGTGCTGAACGCTTAGTTATAGTAGTCTTTACTTCCCGTACCATACTTTATCCTTTTATTATGAAAGAGTCTTTGCGTATGCGCCTGCACCTGCAGTAGCTATACTAAGTCCACCACCTATCCAATCTGGCTTTCTAATATTATTGCGCCTGTTCTTAGAGTCGGCAAGTAGCTTCTTACTCTCGTAACCAATCTGGGTTTGCCTTGCAGACCTATTAGCTTCCATTGAAGCTATATCAAATCCTTGATTAAACTGGGATTCTTGCATTACCTTATCATAGGAGATACCAGATAAACCTGTATCCGCCCACATAGCTGCAGCTTTACCCCGCGCTATCATTGAATCTCTAGCCCTTTTACTTTTTTCTTCTTGTGCCTTTTCATTCTCCTGATCACCTTTACGGTTTTGTGCTTGGGACTGCAAGAGGAAATTAGTATCTTCATTCTTCTGCGCCTTCTTAGCTGATGCTGATGTAGCCATATTACTAGCTAACATACTTGCTGCTGCAATACCCATACTAATACTAATTGCTTCACACATTCTTATTCACCTTGTAAAATTGATAGAAAGGGGCTGAGGCATAACCCCAGTTTTCATTGAGTTCACCTATGGTATAACCTATATGTTGCAGCCACTTAATTGTTTTTTCATTTTGAGAATGCACCATGTTAGCTAAAACAGGGTGTTTCTTATTCCATTTCCGAGTACGTGCTTTAGCATCTCTCACTACTTGCTTAGGATACTTATCAACCTCATCCGAACATACCATAAATGGTACGCCCAGATTCGTGTTGCTTTCTACATAACAACAACCAAGGATAGCTATGACGTTACCTTCAGCATCAATTGCAGCTTCAGCCTGACCCCTACACATATCTACTGAGTCAATTAAAGCCTTACCATACTCTGGACCTGCAGATAATAGTAACTCAACTATATCCACTGCTCTAAGTTTTGGTATTAACTCCCTAACATCTGCAGCTTCTGCCTTACGGTAACTAATCATATTCTATACCCTCTGTGATTGCTTAACATATTCACCTACCCATTCTGCTGCTTGAAACTTACATGGTAGATGATTGGCACTGACTATATCAATAGTCGCACCCTTACTCTTAGTTCTTACGGGAAACTTAAATGAACCCGAACTTATACCTACTTGGCCCACAGTTGCACTTATGTCACCTATGACACCACCAGTAAACTTATAGGTATAGGTAGTACGTGCTCTCGGTGTAACCTCTACTTGAAAGAAACCTGAATCAGCAAATGATACAGACATATTTTTCATAACTACATTAGCAGATTGTACTGCAACACCCTTAGCATCCTTAACAGATTGTTCGGAGAATCTATAGCGAAGCTCAAAGTCTCTGCCCACTATACAAGGTGAAGCTGAGTGATCGCCTACTCCTTCTACTGTACTAGAGCTAATAGTATGCGTGGTAGCTATTCTCGCACCCGCATTCGCAGCCCATGTAGAGCCTTTTATCACTGTAAATGCACCTGCATCAGCATATGGTAATGTCCATGTAGTTACATTAGTTACACTGTTGTACGCCCCAGTAAGGGATGTTTGTCTATCTAGTAGAATCTGGTAGTCGAAACCTGTAGATGTATAACCTTCCTGCAAGTTCATGCTCTCTAAATAAATCCCATCAGCCCTCTGAATAACGGCATACATAACAGAATTAATAAATCCTATGTGTAATATTACATCTGCTGCATCAAGTAAGAATTTACCCCATGCTGATTGTGCTTTCTCATCTCCATTCCAATATACCTTATAAACATATATTGCATTACGCTCGTCTGTAGACAGTGCTACAACTAAATCCTCAGTAGTACTAGCTGCTAATACAAATAAGTTTGCAGGTACATATGCAGGTACGTGTGCTGTAACCTCTGAAGCATCATTAGTTACAGTATTTACATCTACAAAGTATTCTCTAACTGAGGAAGATGTACCCTTATCTGAGGCAAAGTAAACAGAGTTTCCTAAGCTAACAGGAGAACATTTAGGAGTAGATTCAAACTCAGTAACAACCTCTGTAGTAATAGTCTTAGGGGTTAGGCTGTCCGTTGAAGTTACCTGGAATTGGGTCTGATCAGAGAACATTAGTAGAGTCTTATTAAATGGTATTACATTTTTCAATACCGATACTTTCGTGTGACTCACACTAACATCTATAGGATCATCATCCAATACAGCGGTCATTGTCTTAGAGAAGAAATTAAAATATAATCCTGCCCTAGACATTACTAAAGATTCACCAGAGTACAAACCAAGTCTATTCCTGTGGAAGAATATACCATTAATAGTACCACCAATGAATGATGGGTCTTGGTTAGATAGTGCACTACCTACTAACCTTGAACTCCAAGTTTGTTTAGCAAACGTAAATGTACCATTAGCATTACGCACTAGAGTGTGTGGCATAGTAGTGGAATTAATTGTTGTTTGTTGCGCGGGTGCTGTTGTTTCTTCCCAAACACCTGCTGCAGTATACTTTACATGGTAGTCATCAAACCGTTGTAGATCATCTCCCTCTATCTTCCATACATCACCTGTAGAATTTCCACTAGTAGGTAACTCACTAAATTTCTGTTTAGAACCAAGCGTTGCAGAACCAGAGGTAGCCGTATCCATAAGGGCTGTTACTGACTTATTAACTATAAATGTAAAATCGGCAACAGTAACTACACTAAAAGATGTACGAGGTGTAGTTGCAGATAAGTATCCCTTACCATCTGGGAACGAAATTGTTTGCTGTACCCCCGCTAAATTGTAAACCTCTAAGTCACCATTAAGTATAACTACAATGTAACGCTCTACTTCATCTCTATTAATTAGGTGAAGGAAAGCATCACTAGCTATACTATTCTTAATTTTAGCTATATGATTGAATGCAGGTCTTTTGCGTAACCCTGTAGCAATCGTTGGGTAGCCATTATCCTGTTGTGTACACTGTGAGGCATGGCGTAGTGGATCAGGTTGTTGCGATACTCCATTGAATAAATTAGGTATAACGCCATTTATTAGTGCCATACCTACCTCCCATGTACTACTGAATTAACAGACCAACTGTCTCTAAACATGTTGCCATCTGTCTTCTTAACTTGGTGTCTCCTGAGTGCTGCAAAGGCTGTCATCTCTTGCTGTTCGGAGAACTTATGCTGTGAATCAGAGCCTAATGCTCTTGTCTGATATATTCGTGCAGCCTTAATCATAATATATGAACGTGCTGCTTGTGGAAGTTCATCCCACGTTAGGAGTAATACAATCTCTCCTGTGAGTGTTTCTGTGAATACAAACGTGTGATTCTTCTTATCATATAAGCGCAGCCCACGTTGTATTGTATCGGCACTGCTTGATTTAGTATTCCATTGTTCAACATCAAAACTTAGCGTATTAACAGGTAAATTAATAAAACCCGATGCATCAGGAACTAAATCCCATTCTTCTTCTTTATTAAAAGTCCAACCTATCTCTAACACACTTCGTATTACTTGGTCCAACACTAACTGACACTCAGCTACATCAGCCAAACCTGAAGACTCTAATGTACTTACAGGACTTTCTCCTGCTGCATCTAGCATAGTGTTGATAGCTTCGAGTTTCGTAGTGAGAACCGAAGTTGTCATAATGTTTTCCTTATTATATTAATTTTATGAAAAAAGGGAACTAGTAGTTAAACCACTAATCCCCTTTTGTATTACTCTACTATTAAGAAGTAGTCTTCAACTCAACTGCTGCTTCAGGGCGTAGGATACCATGACCAATAGCATATTTAGCTAAGAGTAATGTTACCTGTCTACGCATATCCCAAGACATTTCTTGAGCTAGGTCTAATAACTTAACAGTACCAACTGCACGTGTGGACATGAGTAGTCCAACGGTTAGTGCAAAGTTACCTTGGTAAGCGGTTGGACCTGTTGTAATATTCGTGATAGGGAAGTTATTGGTCTTAACCAATTTAGCTCCACCAATCTGGAATACTGCGCCATCCTTGAAGTTACCATTACCTGCTGCATAGTCTGTGTTGTACAGAGTCTTATCTTGTGCAAGTAAGTAGTATTGTGCAGGGCGCATAAACACATTGCGACCATCTGCATCAGGATTGTTCTTTTCATCCATAGCTTGGATACCTGAGTATATACCCGCAGCTAGATCGCTAGAGGATGTACGATACAGAGTACCAGACGATGTTAGAACAGTTCCGCCGTCACCACCAGTGACAGTAGCTGAAGCGCGGGCTGCATTGACACCCACTTGTAGTACGTTTCTGTCCCACGTATTAGCAAGTTCAATACCACACTCACGTGAATAAATAGAACGGTAATCGTAGTGGTTCATAGCTTCATCAATTGATGGTATAGCTACTGAAGCAATCAACTGATCATCAATAGCAATAACACGCTCATTGAGATTAGATGTTTGCCCTAAGATTTCAGCACCCGCTGTGTGGTATGCTGCCGATACTTTCCAAGTTGCAGGGAACTGTGCTGATTTACCGTGTGCAATCTGGCGAACCGTATGTTTGTCTACTACCACTTGTGATTGTTCAAAGGCGGTTAGTACTTCACCACCAAATACTTTTAAGAATAGTGCATCTGTTGCGCCCGAACTATTAACCTGCCCCGCGCGTAATGGAGTTGCATTTGCCATAAATATATTACCTCATTATAAATTAAATAAATAGTTGCTTCTGCTTCTTCTATTTATAAAACCGTCACACAATGTTATCCAACCTCAGTCGGGCAGTGGCTTTCGTCTTACTTCTAGAAATTAGGTAGGGGCAGTTATCGACATACCCTAGTGAAGTCGTACTAATTAGAAAGCAGTAGTCTTACCTACTTTAGCTTCCACTTGTTTTCGATATGATGGGTCTTTCCCATATCTAGGATCAGCCATTGCAGCAATCATCTCTGCTCTGCTACTAAACCCTGCGGTGTTCTGCTTACCACCAGTACTGCCACCTAGTAATCTAGGCTCTCTTCCATTTGAGTCTTCGTACTTAGCTCGTAAGCCAGTAACAGCTAATTTAACTGCTTCAATATCATTACCATTAACGGCTTTGTCATAAGCTGCAATCTCATCTGCTGTCAAAGAATCAGCAGCCCATGCTGTCATACTAGCATAAGCCTCTTCTCCACCCGCTGCTTCTTTAGCCTTAAATTCCCACTGTGCAGCCAATGCTTCTTGACCTGCAATATAAGAATCTATAGTTGCTTCTGGAATTCCACCATTAACTAAACTTGCTCTACTATCCTCTGATAGAAAACCTTGTTCAGCATACTCAGCAGTCAGTTTATCAAAATCCATACCAGACTTCTCAACTAACGCTTTAGCTGCATCTGCATCTTTATCAGCTTTCTTGGCTGTGATTACGTCTGCCTTGGCTAGAGTGAGTGCTTCATCTGCAATTTCAAGAGCATCTAAATCCTCTTGTGTAGCATCATCAGCTTCGGCTTTTTCCTTAGCTGCATCATGTCTCACTTTAGCTAAAACTACTGCATCTTCAGGATTAGCCTTTTGTGCTACTTCTGTTTTAGCTTTAGTTTTTCCTCTACCCTTCTCTAACTCATTGTATGATTTAGTTAAAGAAGCATAATCTACTTCTCCTGTTTCTTTATTATAGAACTTATCAGGAACACCATCAGGTTTAGCTGCTATTTCTACAGGTGCTTCCTCTTCTACTGCAGCTTCCTCTGGCTGTTCAGTCCCTTGACTCGCATCAAACTTATCTGCCATCTCTTTGTTATATGCATCAGTACCTGCTTCTGGTGGTACATCCACACTGGTTTCTTCTACATTATCCAGTTTTGCCATTCTAGTTATCTGTTCTCACAGCATCGTGCGTTTTTAACTTTGTATCTTTTGTCTTTACCACAGGTTTAACTTCACCCTTTACCACGGGTTTAACCTCTGGTTGTTTGTGTACTGGAATTGCATTTGCCATAATTTTGTTGCCTCTATATATAAATTATTAAACTTCAGGTGGTGCTTCTTCGCCCCCACCCTGTGCCAGACCATCAGCATTAATATCTTTCAACATTCCACCTGCTTGTGTAACAGCATTAGGTCCAAGTTTCTCCATCATCTGCATCTGCTGCTGCTGCTGTTGTGCTTGCTCCTGCTCGGCTTGTAAATCTTCTGGTGATTTAACTAAGCCCTTCATATCTATCCCACGGGCAACACCACTGCGTTTAATGTAATCACTTGCAACAATACTCTGAGCTACAACCTCTGGTCCTAACACGGATATATCATCCATCCATGATCTTAACTTTTCACTATCTTGTCCTCTACCTATAGCATCTACACCTGTAGTTACCTGTGGTCGTACCATACCCTTAGGTAGCACTGGTAATTTATTTTGCTTCTCCATACGGGCCATAAGTAGGGTTACTAGTGGTAACTGAAACTCTTGTGACAGTGAAGAATATATTCCGCCCAAGGCATTTTCTAGTTCATTAGCCATGAATCTAATTTCTTCTGCTGTTACCCTTTCACCATTACGTTGTATAGATGTATTCATTAGAAAAGCTAAACCTAGTGACTGCTCTAAGCGTTCTATTGTCTGTGCTGCAACTTGAAAGTCAGCATGTTTCTGTAATTGTAATACCCCAACATCGTCTGCATTACCAATAATAATATCACCTGACTCTGATTCAGTTATGTCGGATGCTTCAGTAACCGCACTTGGGCGCAGCATAAATAATACTTTAGCTGCTGCTGCACTACCTTGTACAATTGCCTTGGTTAAGTACTCAAGTGATTGTATATCACCTTTGTATTCCTCAACGTATCCTCTACCATAATCTTCACCTGATATACCTGTGAAACGTAAGACGGAAAAGGGTGACTTATCAAGAGGATATTCACCCTCACTTCCTGGAACTAATACTCCACCTGCTTCTTGAGATACATACCACTTCTTCTCATGTAACTTTACGCAAGTATACAATGCTATAATTTTCTCACCATTCTCGGTAACACTAGACCCCGCCTCGCCAGTTACCTCACCTTGTATTTCTTCAGGCAAGTCTGAGATGGATACATGCTCCTCGGTGATGAGTTCTAGTAGTTCTCCCATTGGATCACGCCTAGCAACGTATCGACCCAGTGGGAAGATTTTCATACCTCCTTTCGGATTTAAGTATGTAGCTACATTACCTGCAACTAATAAGTGTTTCAGAGATTCAAATACGGCAGGTCTGATTGCCGATGTTTCTATCTCGGTCATCACACTTCTTTCCATACTGTTGAATGTTTCCTCTACTTCGGCTCGTAAACCCTCTTTGCCCGTCAACTCAGCCAGTATAAAGTCATCTACAACTAGCTTAAAGAATGGGGCATTAGGTGGTAGTAGTGTTATTAGTAATTTAGATGCTAAGTTATTAACCCCCCTTGCTCCTAAAGATTGAAAAGGTGTAGGTAAAACCGTGCTACCACTGCTACCTTCTGGTGGTATTAATGATGGAATAGTCAATACACTACATGACCTAGCCCGTTGAAGATAGGGGTCACGGAAGGTTGTTAACCTATTGTACCTTGCTCGTTTAGTTCCTGCTTCTCCTTCGGGAATTCCTTCCATATACGCTTTCATATACACTTAACCTTTTTTAGTATTTTATAGACAAGCCCGTTGAGCTTTCATCGCGTTTTATCTTGAGTGAATCTTTAGAGGTAGCCCTCTTATTAGTGCTCCTTTGCCTTGCTACCCTCTGTTCATCCGCAGCTATTGCAGCCCTCTTCTCGCTTCTCTCTCTTAATTCTCTGTCCCTTTCTATCTGTGCAGCACTTGGGCCACTGCTTGCCTTTCCTCCTCCGCCTCCCATACACATATTACTTCTCCCTAATTAATTGATAGCCCTGACCCACTAGAGGACTGCTTATCTAGGGGTATAGTTAACCCCTTCCGCCCTTTTCTCCTTAGAGTCTTATCTTTATCTTCTAGCTGATCAAACTTATCTTCAGGATTGAGTAGGGCTGACCTTCTCTCATTAGCCCGTTCTTCTGCTAGTCGTTCATTCTCACGAGCCTGTTCTTTTGCTGCTGCACTTGGTCCACCACCACCGCCCATACACATACGGAATCTCCTTGAATTATTATTAGTCATTAATACTCCCTAAATTCGGTATCATACATCCCTAGGGCATCTAGTTTAGGGTCGAACTTACCCGTACTGGGTATCTTAGCTACTTGTTCAACTAACCGCTTTCCTCTACCTTTAACCTGTTTATACCAATCTGATGTTTTATACTTATTATTTTCCTTATCCCACGTAAATTGCATCTCATGTGCAACTTTCTTACTGTCTCCTGCAACTAAGCCCTTCCTCATCTGCTTGAACTTACGTAACCCCTCTCTTCCCAGATTGAATGCCATGTTTACCAGAACTTCTCGCTGCTCTTCAGCCATCGGGATATCCCCATAGAGTGCCTCAACATCATCGTTAGCATCCTTCAAATCAGCAGCAAACCACTCATCGGCTTCGTCATCTGTGACTGTTCTTCCTGTTCTTTGGTATGCACCTTTACCCTTCCTTAATTCTAATACTTGTTCCTTAGTATGCAGTGGTGGCCCTCTATGCGTATCTTTTAGTTCCTTTATTTCTGCCTTATCAAGCATGTGTCCACTACCCGCAGTAAGGTATCCCTCGGAATCATAGTAAACCTCATGCTTACCTGTATTATCTGTTGTACCCCAATCTCCATTTTCATATCTTAGCTCACCCTCATCTGCCCTAATTTGCATCTCTGCTTTAGTATACTCAGGCATTATAGTACCCCCTCAGCTAACACATTAGTATTAACCTCATCAAATTTAGCTTGTAGTATTTCAGCCACCGAGCACTGACCTTCTCTAAACCAAATTTCATTAGGCTGCGCCTGTAGATTCAGAGGTTCTCTTGGAAATGTCTGGGCAATAGCTTCAATTAACTCTGGTGTTAGTAATGCACCTAGTTTTTTTCCTCTTCCATTCCGTATTGCCATAGTTTTCCTGTAGTTAATAGCACTATTTAAACTGGTTTATTCCTATACTGAGGGACAGTGTGATAAAAAAACCGCTAACTATTTGATAGTTAGTGGTTAAGTGCTGTTTATTTACCTCTTAATGCAGGTGTTTGTAGTAGTACTTCTTCATGAATTAATTTGTCGAGGTAGTGCTGTGCTTTATACAAGTCTACTAGCCCACCTTTACTCTTATACCTACATATATACTTAATTATATTGCCCTCCAGGAATCCTATATCGTTAGAATATATAAAATCCCAAGGCTGTATCTTCTTCAGGTAGTGACTTCCACCTACTTGTTCTTCATTGGGTGATTTCATTTATGAAACTCCTCTATCTCTTTAATAAAGTCAGGCACGGTTAGAAACCTACCGTCTGTTAATAAGACATAACAACCTGCAGACTGAACATCCCACATAATCCTAACCTGATCTAGTGGTACATAATTCTGAAAGTTAACACACTCTTTAAATTCCTCAATGGAACTCAGCCTCTGTATCACATGCCTATCAGCTTTAGCCTTTTGTATAAAGTGGTTCATTGAAAATAGGGCTAGTGCTATTATTATTGTAAAACTAATTATTCTATTCCGATTCATCTGGACTCCATAATATTGGTTGCCACAGTGGGTAAGTCCCACGATCTGCATGCCGTAGTATCCTTGCCACCCTTGCCTGTACTAGCGCATCCCCTTCTGTCATATCTGCTGCTTCATAGGTTTTAATTACCATACGCCACCAGTTTTTCTGAGGTGTATTATCCAGTAGCCTGTTAGCCTTGATCTTACCTATCCCTCTACACCCACCATACCCATCAACTGCATCACCCATCAAAGTTTGCAGCATATGAAACCTATGGGCATGGTCCATTGATATGTACTGTGCTTTACTATCCTTACGGGGATTAAAAAGCCAACCTTCAATGGTTTGCATATCCTTATCTTCCGATACAATAATACGCTTACCCTTGTGTGGTTCAGTGGATAGTATACCCATTACATCATCAGCTTCCAAACCCTCCCATAATTTAGACTCATACACACGTGCCAAGTAATCCTTAACCGCCTGTAGTTGTGTGGGCCTTGCTACATTGGTGCGGTTACTCTTATATGTTGGGAGAATTTTTCTCCTAAAACCATCACGAGTCTTACAGGATAGGCAGATAATTACATCCTTAGCTTTTAGTTTGTGTACTAATTCACTTATCTTCTTATCCGCCAACTCAAATGCAGTTTCAATATTACCTACATCAACTGCTATGTCACTACTATCCTCACCAAACCTATAAGTATGTTGGTTAGCCGAGGATACATGATATGCTAATATGTCAGCATCAATGAGCAAGGTGGTCATCTTTAGTCTCATATGATAGTTGTTGATACATTTCATAACCAAGTGACCACCAGTACCACTCTTTAGAACGCTCGGCATAAGGACAATGCGGTGGTGAGTGATACATCTCATCAAGCTCCGCAGCATCTAATCCCTTCCTAATTATTTCCATCTTCTCTGATCTTATATACATTGTGTCCCCCAGTTAATGAGTGTCAGCCCAATTCATTCCTACTTTATATTCACCGTCAATAGGTATGCGAAAATTAAAGTACTTACCTGCTTCTTGATATGCTTCAACCTGCATCTTTCCTACCTCATCTGCAATAGCTTCCTCACAATCCCACTGATGCTCATCGTGATTCCACAGAACCTGCTGCGCCCGCTGTTCCCACCCCTTAGCTATAATCTTCTCACGCATTATAACCATAGACTTCTTAGCGAGTAGTGCTCCCGCAGATTGTAACAAAGTATTAAGGGCAGCATGTGCATTGCGTATAGGAATCCTACGCTTATCCAGACCTACCAAGTAACCCTTCTGCTGTGCTTTATCCTTAACAGCCTCAATGAGTTTCTTCAGTGCAGGTAGACTAGTAAGGAACTTCTTCCTTAATCTCCTCCCCTCTTTAGCATCCTTACCTACTATGCTACCTATCTTTTCATTACCTGCACCATAGATGAATGCGTAGAAGAATGTCTTAGCATTGTCACGAGTAGCAAGACCTGCTGCTTGTTGGTTGGTTGTATGTATATCACCGTCTAACACAACCCTACAATACTCGCCGTCATCCCATAGTGCCATGAAGTGTGCGAGACACCTACCTTCAACACCTGACTGATCCGCACCTACTAACCTGCGACCACTAGAGGCAGTGAACAGTGCACGACACTCGCTGCCATACGCTGAGTAAACAGCAGGTACTTGTCCTAAGTTTGGCTTACTGTGTGTGGCTCTACCCGTCACTGCACCATTAGTAATTACTGAACCATGCATGCGACCCTTAGTTACATGGCGCAGCCATGCCTGTGGTGCATTAGCAACTGCTGCTAACCTCTTGTTTACTACCAGATATTCACGCAGTAGTGCTACCTCTGGGTAATCTAATTCTTTTAGGATTACCTCATCCATCTTAGGCTTGCCATCGTCACCCATAATTTTTGGTATCCAATTGTATTTAGCCTTCAGCCAGTACACAATATGATTCCTATTAGATGCACTGAACTGTGTATGTGTTACCGCTGTTATTCTAGCATCAGCACAGTAACCCATAGTTTTATTGTCACGCTTAGGACACCACACCTTACTCGGAATATACATATCAGGAAAGGCTACACTCAACTCACCCTCTAACTCTAGCTTGCGCTTGGTTAGGGTTGCTGCTAACTCCACTGCTGCATCCGTATCAAATGCTACACCGTATCGTTCTTGTTCTGATATGATGTAGCGAACTTCATGTTCTAGGTCCAACGCTTCCTGAGAATAATTCTTCCCCAAAATCATTTCGTATAAAACCTTAGTAACTTGCGTATCTTGAATACAATAATCAAGCATATCCTGATTTAATACAGCCCACTTCTTAACCTTACGTTCCTTCTCATCCTCAATGTTGGTATCACCTGTGTACTCACCCTTGTGACACTGTAGTCTGTGACCCCATGCCTCCAACGAATGTCTATTAGATAATCTCTTAGGAAACCCTTGCTTGATCACTAGCTTACTATCTGCATCCCAACGATCAGGGAAGATTAAGCGTGATGCTACCAATGTATCGAAGCACTTGTGTTCTGGTAGCTCAAACCAATAATAGCATTTAGTGATAGCAGGTATATCAAACCCTATTAAATTGTGACCTACAAATTTAGTCTCTAGTTTAGAGGCTTCACCCATAAGTAATTCCAACCCATCTATCACCCGCATATCACTGGTGTCACTACAGGTTAGTACCTCGTCAGTTTCCACACACCTTATTACCATGCAATGGATTGTATCAAGGTCTTTCAGTAAACCATTTGTTTCTGTATCTATTATATATGTAGCCATACTATCTCCCTATCGAGTATATGTAAATGTGTGTTATTAGTATTCTATTGGTGCGTTACGTGGTGTTCTCTTCCTAGGTTCAACACCTAATTTTTTAGATAGTGCCACGTAAGCAACCTCTTGTGACATTTTTAGTAAGTCCTCATCTGTCCATGTGTGCTTTGCACAGTTGTAAGCCCATGTAACTACCTGAGTGTTACTCGGAGTATAACCAAGTAGGGCTACAATCCTATCTAAACTTGGTGCGTGCCTTTCATTCCTACCTTTAATTTTAGGCTCACCCATATAAAAGTCTACATATGTTCGGGGGCATGTACCCCTTCTTAGTGCATCAATAACCCATTCCTTGGTGATATCAAAAGGTACACCCCTTTGCTTGGCCCTCCGTCTTGCATCTAACCATAGTTTATTAGCGCGCCCCTCTACTGTTTGAATGTAAGTCTTTCGATATGCAGCCTTTTCTTCTTTATTCATCTCTAAAATTCTCCTTTATCTGTAAATAAATTGTCACTGGCAAACGGGTCATCAACTACTTCAATGAGTCTACCAGTAGCTGCATCATAATCCAAGTAAACACAAGTACCTACTGACCTACCAGTATAGCGATCCTTCAGTATTCTAATGGTAGACATATGTCTCAAGTGTTCATCCTTGTGCTGCTGATTCCTTTCAATACCTATAACAAAGTTAGCCCACTGACCTATAGCCCTTGAACCGAAGAAGTGTTTGATCTGTACACGCCCACCTTCTTCATGGGGTTTACCTTCNGGTGTATTGAGGTGTGATATTAGGAACAGACTAACCTTCAACTCACGTGCTAGACTAGCAAGATCAGTCATGATGTATGCTAATTGCTTACGCTCATCTCCTTCTACCGTACCCGATACCATAGCAGTTATGTGGTCAATGAATATATGTCTACAATCAAGTGACACAACCATGAACCTTATGCGCTGCTTGATTACCTCATACTCAGTGCTGCCAAAGTGATCATACAGGTGATACCTATTGCTATCCTCCATACCCTTCACTGTAGTAATCAGTTCTTCATCAGTCCAAGTATCAGACGGCACATGAAACAACTTATCTTTTATCTTACTAGCAAGGCAACGTACTGTATGCTCTGGTGATTCTTCTAGGAACAAACCACCCACGTTTAGCTTGTGGTGTTCAGCTAGGTGAACCATAGTTTCCTTCCAGATTTCTGACTTACCCATACCTGTACCTGCACCAAGCACGTATAGTTCACCTGACCTTATACCATGAGTAGCATCAGTAAGCCCCTGCCATGCCCATGATAGCCCTTGCTCTAGGGGCTTAGTCAATCTGTCCATTAGATCACCAACACCTACAATACCATCAGGCTTAAACTTCTTGGCCCTCCATAAACATTGGATTAACTCAGCACCCTTACCCGCTAACAGCATTTCATTAGCATCCTTCAGGGGCATTGAGGCAACGGCACACTTATTAGGTGAGAACAATGGAGTCACTGCTTCCACTGCTGCAGCACCTGCATCATCCTGATCGAAACAAAGTATTACAGTCTCAAAAGTTTCAAGCCATTCCAAGTTATTCTTAACAGCCTTCGGTGCTGAAGTAGCACCAAGTGGTAGTGATACCACCGCCCATTTATTTTCCTGGATTTGGCTGACACTCAAGCAATCAATCTCACCTTCAGTTATAACTAACCGCTTACCTCCCTCACCCCAGAGGTGCTGCCCGAATAGTTCAGTACCTTTCATGCTACCCGTTGCGGTAAACTTCTTACCCGCCCCTCGTATCTTCTGACCTATCTGCTTACCCTTTAGATAGTAGGGTGCAATCTGAACGGGATGTCCATTGTGGCTACCTACCTTATAGCCAAACTTCTTGCAAGTCTCAAGGTTAATACCTCTAGCCTTGAGTGGTGCATACTCACCATCAATTAATCCCTTTGGAAGTACCTTGGGTTCAGCCGTGAGGTGCGCGTCTTTACTGGCTTTGGTGAGCCTACAACTGAAGCAATGAGTATGCCCATCAGTATATACACTAAGCGCATCACTACTCCCACAGTCTTCACAGTTCGTATGATAAACGAATTGGCTTGAGTTGTTTCTCTCATATTTTTCATGATCCATTTTTCCTCCTTACGTTAGAGACTCTAACACGTTCCTTGTGCATCTTTCGTTGTAGCCCTTGTATGATTCTGCTACCAACTTCGTTGTTGCACTTACTTACCTTGAGTTTCTTAAAGGCATCTAACATAATTGGATTCTTCATTATTTTCCTCTGAGATTTAGAAAGCCTAAGCCTTCCCTTAATAGAAAAGCAGATACCGAGAAGTGAGGACACTTAGTAGTATTGTCCAGTTTACCATGAGCCACCACTCGTGCATTGCTAAAACTAACTGACATATTTTCGAGAAGCCATGCCAAGTTTTTATATTGTGAGTCCGTATAATTATCTTCCCCTTTCCCCTTCTTACTTTGCCCACCTATCATACAAATACCAAGAGCCTTCCTATCATATTCCTCAAGGTGTGCCCCTGCATTATTCATAGGTCTACCATATTCTATAATACCATCACGATCAATTACTGCATGATAACCCACAGATAACTTACATTGGCTGCGGTGTAACCTGTCCATCTCTTGCAGTCCTATAAATTCTGTAGCCTTGGTGAAGCTTGAATGTATAACTATGTACTCCCACTCCCAAGGGTTTATGTGTTTCATTGCCATATGCTTAATCCTTTAGCCATGCCAGAGGTATTAGTTTATCTGCAAATTTAAAACCATTCTTAGTACACCATAGTGCATAGGTGGTCTTACTATTCTTGTTAATTTTGGCTTTGCTATTTGAAAAGACAAATCTAATATCCAACTCTGGATGCTGTTCTTTTATTAATAGGTGTTTCTTCCTATCAGATACCATGAATCTACCTTTGGTTTCTATAATTATGCCATTAGGTAATTCAAAATCTGGGGTGTACTTGTGAGAGGACTGAGGCCTAGTGTACTCAATGTACATTTCCTCATACTTCACAGGCACACCCTCATCCAGTAACTGTTGAGAAACTTTATCCTCAAGCCCACTGCGAAAACCATGTAGTAGGTCTGAGGCTTTAACTTTCTTAAAACTCATTCGCTTCTATTTCGTGAAGTGGATATTTATGATTCTCTATCTTAGCAGCAACAGCAGGTGGTGGTACATCCTCTGCCACATACCCACCTTCTTCACCACCGAAGCCAAAGGAATCACCAGTACTACCGCCACCCTGAACTAATTCAATCACCTGTACAGCATTCATGCGTAGCTGCACACCTACACCTACCTGCTGTGTATAGAATGGGTTGAACTCACCTGCTACCTTAACTATTGAGCCACCATAAATAGGTGTACCGTAGGCTATCTTCTTAGGTGGTTTGCTTGCATCAAATAATTTAGGGTAAAGCATGATGGTTTCATTTGATGCACGGGTGACAATCTTATGGTTCATCTTAATGTTGAACTCATACTCACCTGTCTCATTACCATCATCATCCACACACGCTTTGATAGGCAATGATGCCCGCTTCACATTTTTTGAAGCAGCAATGGACTTACCCTTAGTAGATGGGTTAGTGTCTGATGCTAGTCTCTTGACTGTTTCCTTGAAGAACTCATCAGCTATCCCTTGAATCTTTTTAGTAAACACCTCTGAATCCTCAGCATTTAAACGTAACTTACACGAGAACTCACCGTTAGGCTTGTACTTAGTGTCTGGTTCAGATAAGCGTGGGTACACTGCTACACCTTTTGGTGTTACAAACTTCTCTAATTTTTTATACATCTTCGTAAATATCCTTTTTAAATTTTTCATTCAAAAATGCACAGTGGGCTTCATCAACTATAATACCCGCTTCACACATCTCAGCATGTAAGTCTAATGGTATTGGCTCATCCATAGACCAATGCACATTTGCTCTTGATAAAAGTACATCTTGTAAGCTTAACATAAATACTCCTTATGGTTTATTTTGATCTTTTGCTATCATTTCTAGTATGGTCAGAAGCCCAAAAATCGCAAGGGTTACTGCCCCAACAGATAGCATAAGTATAGGAATTGCTACAAGTGCATCTGGTAAACTAGCCATCTCCATTATCTCCAAGTCCATTATTAAAATCATCTTCAGCATCATCTTCCAGTATTATTATTTCTTCAGTAGTGAGGTCATCCTCAGCATTAGTTATGTCTACTATAGCTATCATAATTGCAATTAAGATAAACCAAGTAATTATTAATTTCATTTCAATTCCTCCTCTACATACTTTTTAAGTGCTCTAGCTTTACTGTCCCACCGTACATCAGCATCAGCATTAATCCTACTACTGTATTGCATCAACTCTGACACAGTTAGTCCACTTGATTCAGCCACCTCCCTAAATAGTAAGGCTACCCCTGCTACCTGCATGTCTGAACTAAAAGTCTGCAATGCACTGATAGCTTGGTATGCTGCATCATACGCCTTTATCGGGTGGGCTGAGTACAGTTTGTCGTTGTTCATTAGCTTCCTCCCTCTTTCGTTTTAAACCTTCATCCCTGATTTGCTTCAATGTCCTACCACAACTAACACATGCGTTCCCTTCGTCATTCAGAAGACACTCAAGGATACAACCCGTGTCTACTTTAGATCTCACAAGCCCCTGCCACACACGCCAGTGTCTGAGAAGATTCCGTATTATCTTTATCCTCAACCATCTTCAGCCAATCAATACCCTTTGGCATCTTATCCAGTAGCTCCAAGTACTGAGCTTCAGTGATGTCCTCATAGGGTGCTTGAACGTAAACATGATCTGAGTGTGGCAAGAAACTAATACCTGATATGCGATCAAAGTTTTTCCAGACCCATGCTCCCACTTCCACCCACTCATCCTGCTTAACATACACCGTACAGCTTGGTTTGTGTTCACAGAAATGATCTTGATACGTTAACCACAATTCCATCTGCTCTAATGCAGTCTTATCATTCCTGAAAACCGCTCCAGGAGGGGCTTTCATAGGAAAACTAGCCACCATTGTGGTATCTTTCTTGGCTTCATAATCAACTAGTGGGAAGCCATTTCGCAAGAGGAATTCACACACTGGGTCTTTCTTATCTAACTGAATCCTCCGAATATAATAATCACCGAACCTAGCATGGATACCACTAGCACTGTCAACAAGCTGAGATACAGTACCAGAAGGCTTAACGCAAGTAATAGCAGTTGAACAAGTGATATTAAATTTTTCAGACCAAATAACATTCGTCTTTCTAGCATGATCCCTTAACTCCTCTAGTAACTTTGGAAGACCGCGAGAGTCCTTAGTTCCATTCATCAGGGAACTATCCATAATGCCCGTTAGGCTCACCCCTAGTAGGCGTTCTTCGTCAGTGTTCTTCTTCCACTCCTCTGAAAGGAACTTGAAGTCCGTGAGTGTGGACTGATAAGTACCCAGAATAGTAGCTAACTCTATTTTTTTCTTGAGGCTTGAAACCGAATCGTTGGCTCGGACAACAACCTCCGTAAGGTTGCAGAACTGTTTATCACGCAATATAATTTCNGAACACGGGTTGCATCCGTAATCTCGATTCTGATCTCTGCGCCCCCATTTAGCTGCTTGATTTTGTGCAGCCACTCTGTTAAATATCCCTCGCTCACCTGATCCTGACTTAACCAAACTGAGCCACTCTTCCATAAAACTTTCAACATTTGGTCGCTCCGTATAACACACACTATTATTGGCTAACATCCGATGTGGATTGCCACCATCTTGTACAGGTAAGTACCACTGTCCCGTCTTGGCATCGCGCATACGGTGATCGGTAAGGTTAGACAACCCTATCAGGGCACTACGCCTAACTCCTCCGACCACCACAATGTCCCCGATCATGCACACTATGTCGTGCACCTCAAGACTATTCAGCTTACGGCCTTGTGCCTTCTGGAAAGTACTAGTTACAAATTCAAAAAGATTGCGTAAGGGTTGTGGGCCAGAAGCCCTACCACCAAAAGTCTTGAGGCGTTCACCTGCAGGTCGTATCTTGTCATAGTCAATTGTAGGTATGTCACCTTCCCACAGGCTACTCATCAACTTCCTAAACGCTACTGCCCATCCTTTCTTAGAATCTGCTACTACAATTACATCGTCACACTTAGCTAGTGTGGGTATAGTGGGAAGCTTAGATATAACATCACGCTCATTACTAAACCCAACACCCGTGCCATTCATTAGTATGTACAGTGCCTCACTGAATGAACGCTTGGTACTCATTGCTACATAGGCGCAGTTAAACGCTGAGATATTATCCCTATCACACGCTACACCTGCAGTCATCAGTAATCGCATTGATGGCATGATTTCTTGCTTTAAAATTGCTCGGTGTAATTCCTTATACTTGTCACCTATATTTACTCTTGTTGTCATGAAGTCCATGTATCTTGTAACCGTTTCTTCCCATGACTCCCGCCTCTTTTTATCTTCTAAGTATCTTGCATACTTTGTTACATGTATAATATCTTGGTATGTTGTTGGTAATTTTTTATAATTCATTTTTGGTGCGTTCCATAAATTGATAGCGGGTAGGGTAAGCTTAGGCCAAGAGAGTCTATTTTTATACAAAGCTTTCCCCTATGTTAATAAAAAGTTATATCTATTCCTATACTGAGGGACAGTCAAAAATATCAGGCGAAGAAATACTCGCTATCCATTACCCCATCTAGGTTTAGCTTGCCCCTAGCAGGTAGTGGTTCTACTGATAATTTAGTACTATCATCAAGTTTTGATAATATTGAATCCCGCAAGTTATTCAATACATCATCCTTATATTGATCTACAAATGCTCGCCTCAGTTCTAGACAAAGTGTATCTGCACAGGCAGCATGAGTGCCGTAGCTATCATGTATCATGGCAAAACTAGTAACACCTGCCTCCACACAGTAGTTCACAGTAAGCATGAGGTGGCTTGCATCAAGTGAGTGTACAAAGTTCGGGGCAATACCCTTCGCTTGTTCTCGGATGTTTAGCTTACCATTCTCAATACGCTGCATCACCTGTACACGCTTACCCAGTATATCAAAGTCATACCGCACTTCCATACGCTGCTGACAATACTGCAGCACAGGTAAACCTGCAGGTGTAGTCCATGTTATAGGTAAGCCATCGCTTGAGGCTACTCCCGCAGCTTTAACTAGCCAATCCATAGCCTTCCTAGCAGCTATAACCACGTTGCCAATGGCTACATAGTTCTTCTCAGCAATGTAATTAGCATCAGCAAAGGTAGGGGTAAACCCAAAGTCGTGCCCACCTTCCCTCATTTTAGTTAAGGTTTCCATTACTTGACTCTTCATGCCCCATTGAGTTACACCATAGGGCATAGTCATGGCATTACGCTTGACTAGATCACGAGTCATACTACCCGCCCACTTAGTAGCCATAGGTGAGTCCTCATCTGAGATTAGTGCCTCCACCTCATCGAGTACATCAGTGTAAACATCAGGCGGGGTTGCTGTAGGCATTAAACCAACAGCCTTACCCCCTACCTCATCCCTAAGCATTGCCGAGAAGTTCTGGAGTCCATTGCATGTACCATCAAAGGCAACGGGCAGGTGAGATATAAAATCTTCCTGCTTAACCCCAGACATTATCATTTGAGACCACTCCAGACAAAATGCTAGGAATGACCAAGGCTTATCAGCATCCTGCCACCATGTGGTGTCCAGTGGGTTAAGTGCAGACCCTAAAATAGCATCTTGATGTTCCTCTATGAAGGCCACGCGATCATCAAATGTAACTTTATCTACACCGTAGCAATTAGCACCTTGAACTGCAAGCCAATACGCACCATTCACACCTAGTGCCTTACCCTCAGCAAATTTTAGTAGTGCCTTCGCAGGGTCATCACCCTGTGGGTTCAAATTAGCTGACACTGGGTAGGCACGCCCACGCCAATCTAATGCATAGGGAAAATAGAATTTATCCTCTGATAAGTACCTCTCGGAAACCGAAAGTTTACTGGCTAATTGCATACGGGCTGAGTCATTCTTGTGTAACTCATCATGGTATATAGCCGTTTGTTTTTTCCATGCAAGCATACTCTCATCCGTAACTATTCCAGGTTTTGGTGGAGGTTCGGCATTGTAGGCATTAGGAAGGCCACCAATCTTACCCCCATATCCCCACGCTTTAGTCATAAGCAAGAATATAGGCTTATTGATTGCCCATGCTGTACGCTGCAGTGAATTTACAGCACCATACACCAGTGGCATGTCGTGATCCTCTAACTCAGCTAAGTATTTTCGGTTAGCAGTCTTGAGTAAAGAATAACTTGAGGTATTGGTTAAGTATCCACCCCCGTATGGACTATTCCAATCTTTTGGAGGTACTATCATTGGCATATTAAAGGGTGTTAGAAGCTCGTTGTAGCCATGTGATTCTGTTAACCACCTACGGGTTACATCAGTCTGTTTTATGACCTTACAGGTCGATCTATTCTTCCTTGCTTTAGTCGCTTGGAGGTAGCACATTCCTGTAGTCTCAATAAATAACTGAATTAGTAGCAACCCCAATTTTGCTCTATCACGCTTACCGTAGCGAATAGTAGTAACAGCCCCCCACTTACACTGCTGCTTGACCATCACGTGCAGCCTATCGGGACTCATAGTGGGAAATTTCTTAATACGGTTGAGGTAATACCTGTGAGCCACTGGGTTCTGTTCTTTTAGATTCTGATAATCCAGAATGTTATGTAGTCGTGTAGCTATTGTGGAGGCTATGCTTGATTCAGTCTTACTATCACTCATTACTTCAATGATTGTTTTAGCGGTAATGAATGCTACATCCTCATATTCAAACATCGACAAGTACTTGCATACCTGATTGCCCCTAGTAGCACGACCTGCAAGTGCAGCCTCTACTACATTCTCAATGGCAACGGCTAGAGGTGCTATTGTAGGCTCAATGAGTCCTCTGCCTACAGGCATATCACCTATGCCCCGCTTAATTACTGCTGCCCTATATCTTTTGATGCCTATAGCTGACGATTCACCCTCTATTAACTTTTGACGGGCGGTTAATTCTCTCAGTGTTTCTGATGGCATAATTACCCCTTTAACTTATAGTTTATACTATAGTATATATCCCTCTATTCCTATACTGAGGGACAGTGGATTTTAAAAATAAAAAAACCTGGAATGTGGCTTCTACTCTACCGATTCATTAACTCTAGCGACCCACGCCACAATCTGCCAGTACTGCTGCACATCACTATCGGTGACATTGTTTCTGTCCACCTTTTTAAACCTCTCAGGGTGGGCTTTATACCACTTCTCGGCAGTCTCCCGCATGAATGGATATATAATCACAGCATATCCTCCCATTCCTCAAAGTCCATAGCAGCCTCACCCGCATTATGGCAATCTTCCACGTACAGATCGTAGCGTGCCCCCTGCTGATCGCTCAGTTCTTCATTACGGGCACACTGCGCCTCATACTCAAGATATTCCGCCTCGCTGACTTCACCTGCTGCCCTAGCTTCTTCACTTATTGACTGATCGTGTAGTTCCTCCTTCCTAAGCTCTTCTCGTTCATACAATTCCATATCATCCTCATAATCTTCCATGGGATCACTCATTATTATCCTCCTTTTCGTGTAGATTCATAATTTCCATTGCCACTATTAGTGACTCAATGTCCAGATACAATTTTGCCACGTAGGCAGTCTCTACCACCTTATCATCGGAGATGTGCAAAATGTCCTTATTAATTTGCTTTTCGTGGTCTATCTCATCTCTTATTTTATTTGCAATGCTTAAAAGTCTCATTTTGTGTATTTTATTTATCCGCATCTATTAATCCTCCATTTGTAATGATTTTTTTAAAAGCTTGTTATAAATTTTCTCTATTTTTTGGTGCATCTGTCTTTTGGCATAAATTTCGTACTCTTTTCTTTTTTTCAACCATATTATCTGGTCTTTTTTTGATAATTTAACCCACTTCCACTCGCATATTTTTGGCACATAATTAACCATGTTTTGCACCCTCCATTTTTAAGTCCTCCCGTAAACTGTCCATAATTTGCTTGCCTATTTCAGGGTGCACAGCGTTTCTGAGCACTTGAGCGGGGCAATGGTTGCCCTGATAGTAAATACTGCCCTCATAAGCGATTCCAAGCCATTCTTTAAGTGCTTCTGCACCCTCCAAAGTGGTTTTATTAATAAATCCTTTTGGGCTTTGTACATCCTCAGCTTTAATCTCAAAATTAGACCAGAACAAGTGTCTGCCCACCTTTTTGGTTGGCGTAATTAATGGCGTATACCAAGGCACAACATTCTCCACGATCCACTTGCCCTTAAAATCAGCTTGTAACAGTAAAATTTCTTCATATATTTTTAAATCAACAAACCTAGGCTTTCGATTTTTACCTGATCGGATCATTCTACTATGAGACTGACAAGGCGGGCTTGACCAGATAAAATCATAATTTTTGAAATTATCAAGTAAAAACAGGTGAGCATCCGCCACTACTACGGTATCTTGTGGATACTGCTTTTTATAGGCATTGGCTATCTTTTCGGTATATTCTACCGCCGTAACCTCGCAATCTTTCCAATGCATACGGTTACCACCTAATCCCGCGTATAAATTCAATACTTTCATTATTTAGACCTCCCAAAAAGTTCACGTTTTAAACCTACGGGCAATTCTTTTTTGCTGCCATAGGTAAAGATAGCCATCTCTTTCAACCGTGCGGTGGCGTTTGTTTTACCGCCCTTTACATCAGTGAAAGTGGCATATAGCGACAGTGGTATTTTACTCAACTTGATAGGATACTCCCACCATATGCCCGTTACCCATTTTCTGCCCACTTTAGTGCATGTAAAAAGGCGGTTGCCCTTATCGTTTGTATATGCTTGTCTAGTAATTATAGCCATAATTTATAGTTCCCTATTTAATTGTGCGATCATTTTTTCGTGCTCTACCTGTACAACAAAACCATTAGGATCAAAATTATTTACCGCCTTTCCCTTGGCAATCAGTCCCACTATACTATTTTTAGGATCTAGGAAGCGTAGATCACCACGTGCGTTATCGCCGTCTATAACCCGCTTTTTAAGGTATCGTGGTGGTAATGGGTTACCTTTCAAAACATTGAACACTACAGCCACATTTAGGCCACGTGCTACGGCTTTTATAACATCATTCTGATTATTTTCAGACTTGCTAAATGTTAAGTGGTAGTTTTTTGGGTAACCACTACCTAAAACTTTTGTATAATCATACCACTGCACATCAGGGAAAGCGTGCATTATCGATCTATAGGATTTACCTTGATAATTAACTCTTATTTTATGGAACGGTAGATCACTTGTGCCATTAAGCCTAAAACAAGGTATTAAATTCTGTTTTGCTGCTAGTTTAATGCCATTGTGAACCTCGTTAACTAGTTTATCCATGAATTCTGCTTTATGCTCAAAAAATGCTTGAGTTTTTGTAATTCTTGCAGCCACTACCATTGATATAGGGTTACCATCTAAGTCCAATGGTGCAGAGCCATCAGTTTTAACGATAAGGCCATGCCCTGATTTATTTAAACAGAATTCTCTACATTGTGGACTACTTTTTGCACACACCTCGAACCCGCTAGACTTTGCGGGCGCAAAATGTAGGATAAAAGATTTGTAACCATCCTTCTCACCCTTTTTGATTTTGACGTTAGCAGTAGACAACAATTTTTGAGTAACATTAGGATACTTTTTATTTACCATGATACTTTAACCTCCAAAAAGTCTATAAAAGAAAAAAATTAATAACCTAGCCAATTCAAGACAAGTGATCCTTTATACAGTGGTTTTATTCCGTAGATTTCAAAAAATTCTTGTGGGTTTACGTGGTGTTCCCTGATTGTATTCTCTACTTGTTTTATCGTTAAATCTTCAATTCTAAATTCATTTTCTGTATAAATAGCCATTTTTGAAAGCCTCCAATTAAAAGAAAAAAAAATATGTTTCGGTGTGTCTATCACGATTATAAACATATAACTATTATTAGTGTCAAGCTTTTTATTAATATACTGAGTGATAGTAGTGTGAAATATCTCTAAGAGTCAATCCAGGCTTGGCTTTCAGAGCTTTTCGTGCCACTACCACACCACATATCGTGTGGCCTGTATCGTCTCGTGTAGTATGTGGCGTATCGTGTA